TGGCTTGTAGAGGGAAAATCTGTCGGTTTTAAAGCTATATTGTGTATTGTACTGGTATGATACGGATAAACTATAAAGGTATTTCTCAGAAGTACAGGATACTACCGAGATTGTACCCCTTTAAAGGTGCAACTTTTTAGCCAGATACTTGAAGTAGCAACACTAAAGCCACCCTTTTAAGGTGGAACTAAATAGGGTGTTTTGCGCTAACGCTTTTTACCCTATTGTGTAGGTGGACTGGATAGGTGAGGACTGTGTGAGGTTACTTCTACAGAGGTAAACTTATAAAGCTACCGATGCCCACCAGATATACTACATACATATAGTACTACTACCGAGCTACTACCCTCCCAAGTGTATACACCATACACTACTATGCACTCATTACCCTCTATGCTCTTACATATTAGTACCACAATACAGCATCTTACTGCTTATGGTACTCTCCATGCACCCTCCTCTGTGTCTCTAATGCTTACAAACGTTGATGTCATTGCCTTCTGAGCTTACAACTTCCGATAACATGCATTATGTTAACTGAATAGGATTTGAATAAAAAGTAATTTTCTTTTTTGCCTGGCTAGGTGGGGGTAGCTTTAAAATTTTAAAAAATTTTTGGAGGGTAGTCAGCTTATATAGTATCCCTACATGCGAAAAGCCCTTCCGAGGTAAAAATTTCCTACGTACGTTTAGGCGCAGCCGAATGGATTTTAACCGCAGGCGAATGAATTCTAGCCGCCAAGATTTCTCTTACACGTTTAGCCCTCCCGTGATCCACCGTCACAACAAGCTTCAATACTTCCAAGCATCCTCCTCCAAGTGTACAAGCTCCCGTGATTTACTCTTAGAGTTGCGCGCGACTTTAATGGTACATCTTTATAGGCACACTTTGCAGGAATAAATCATCACTATTTCGGACAACCTACATAGGAGACCAGATAAGACTGACAGCGACATCACGTCAGTGTGGCGCAGGTCTTCCAGTTCCCCTTCCAAGATTGCCTCGTACTAATTTCTAAAAAGTGTAATAACCTCCCGAGCGCATGCATACCATGTAGATATACTCGATAAGATACCACCGTAGGAATACTAAAGAGAATACTCCAGAGGTTGCTTAAACCATATGTCTTTATAACGGATAAGCAAACCTTAAGTATGCTCGAAAGGAGAAATACTATATGATAGTTACTGTGGCGTGCGCCTCTATTCTTCTCTCTTCCCTCATAGTCAAAACCGCCTATGAAAATACGAAACTTACAGACTATGAAAAGATACAAATTATCTTAGGAGGTAACGGAGAAAAAGAGGAAAACGGATTGCAACTTAATAGAAAAACAAAACACAATTGGGGAACAGAATACGTCTTTAATTTTCCTCTTGGAAAGACCTTCCGAGATTATGAATCTAAAAAGCAGGCTCTAGAGGATGGGCTTGTTAAAGAGGTTGCCCTTACCTTTGATGGTTGGATTACTTTAAAGGTGTATGACAAGGAGTTTCCTGCTCAGGTGCACCACGAACCTAACCCTTCGGAGTGGAGCTTTATTGCAGGTATCAACAGAGATTTCTCCCCAAAGAGAATAAACTTCGAGAAAATCCCTCATTTAATCATCGGAGGAGGTACTCGATATGGGAAATCTAATATGATTCATACAATTATTACGAGTTTACTTGAAAGCAAGCCTGATTCTGTAAAGTTTACATTGATTGATCTCAAAGGAGGTATTGAGCTTTCGGAGTATGAAAACTTAAAGCAAACCGTAAAAGTAGCTTATGAGCCGTATGAAGCTGTCGAAGCCCTCGAGGTAGTGTATAAACTTATGAGAGCCACACAAGAGCAACTCAGAAGTAAAGGACACCGTAAAATACAAGATTCTCACATAAAAGAACGACATTTCATCATTATAGATGAAGTCGGTGAGCTTAATCCCTCCGAAGCTGTATCAAAAGAGGAGAAAGCTCTCAAGATTGAATGCCAAAAGTATTTGTCTCAGATAGCTAGACTTGGAGCAGGTCTTGGCTTTCGAATGATTCTTGCTACTCAGTATCCTACGGGAGATATAATTCCCCGTCAGTGTAAGCAAAACTCCGATGGTAAGATATGCTTTAGAGTACAATCCGGAGTTGCCAGCCGTGTAGTATTGGACGAAGAGGGAGCGGAGAAGCTTCCAGACATCAAAGGAAGGGCTATCCTTCAAGCAGGAACGAATAAGACAATCATTCAAACTCCACTTGTAAGCTACGACACCATAAGAGAACTTGTGAGCAAAAACTTAAAAGAGGAGAGTGTGCCAGATGAACAAGAAAACTTTACAGGTACTGAACAGCCGCCAAGAGGGAATACTTTTATCATTGAAGAAACTCGACTTTCTGACTAGAGACCAACTATCAAGCATACACAACTTAGGTCAAACGAGAAATACAAATAGAATTCTATCGAGGTTGTCTCCTTATATGCAAAGCTTTCGAGAAGGATACGCTACAGTTTACTATTTAAATAGATTGGGAAGAGAATACACTGGGGCGAAAAGAAAGCTTAGAAAGTGTCAATTTGTAAGACATACGCTCATGAGAAATGAATGGTTTATCTACTCAGGTCTTCCGAAGTATTGGCGTAATGAGGTCAAAATAAGTGACTCTGTAGGGAGCCGTGTATGTGATACCCTTTATAGAGAAGGCGAATACTACAAAGTACTTGAAGTGGATCACCTCCAAAGTATGAAAGAGAACTCCGTCAAAGCTAAAGAATACGCTGAGATGTATCATCGAGGGCTGGCGGCTAAACAATTAGGGTATTTTCCTTTGGTGATATGGCTTACTGTGAGCGAATTTAGACGAGAAAAGCTGAAGAGTATATGTTCGGAGGTTGGATTACCTTCGGAGGTCTATACTATGAAGGATATTCAGTGAATAAATGCCACCTCATAAGATAAAATAAATAACAGCAAAACCCTTGTGAGTATTGACTTTGCAAGGGTTTTTGTTGTATACTAATAAGTAGAGAATGAAACCTAAAGAGGAGGAATTATTGAAATGGTTAACTTTAAATTCGAACCGTTTGGAGGCTATAAAGGGACGATGCTTTATTACAACGATGTGATTATAACTGTTGGTGAGCCCGACCCTTGCAGATTGCAATATAAGTGTCACCTTCAAAACTATAATAAATATATAATGCTATCTCACGAGGTAATTGCCTCGCTACTGTACTTGCAAGCAACTATTAAAAAGGAAACAACTACTAAGGAGGAAACAAAATGACGTCATGGAATACTGCACTAGCTGAAGAGATGGAACGTATTACCGCAGAGATGTTGATCGTAGAAGAAGAACGAAATGAAAAGGTTGCCAAAGCCCGTGAGTCTGTTGACTACGTGGTTGCTACAAAGAAGCCGTTTAATCCTAGAAGTTTTACCCGTAATAAGTTTGAAAAGTGGACAGACGTAGACGGCTACAATGGTTGGTACAAAGTATCTACCGCCGGTAAGGTTTGGTCTGCTCATTCCAATAAAATTTTAAAACCTGTAGAGCATCCTTATAGTGGATACTTGAAATTGCGCCTCAAAGACCCTCACACCGGGGACTTCAATACTCATTACCTTCATAGATTAGTAGCTACCCACTTTTTAGACAACCCTGAAGGGAAACCCGAAGTAAATCACAATGACGGCAATAAAAACAACTGCTCAGTGTGGAATTTATCTTTCATGACTCGTGAAGAGAATATGCGTCACGCTCAAATGCACGGTCTAGGTAACGTCAAGTTGAAACCTATTGAGGTACAATCTATTTACTATTTAGCATGGGCAACTGATATTAATCAAGATGACATTGCTAAAATGTACGGTGTAAGCAGAGGAGTGATCTCCTCCATCAAGAATAGAAATACATGGGAGTTTATGACCGACTCAAATGTACAAGCTCAGATGGGACTGTTTGAATGATGTACTTTCTATTGTTACCTTTGATGTGGGCTTTAGGGTTTATATGTGGTAAAATATCTGAAATGTGTAAGAAGTAAAGAGGGAGCTGAAAAGCTACCCTCTTGTTTGTGTTCCAATTAAAGTCCCTATAAGTTCAAATTGTTTCTCGATTATCGCTTGCTTTTCTTCAATGATATCCTGCATAGTTTTCTTATCCTCTTTTAAGGTACTTATATTATCCTTCAAAGCTCCTACCTCCTTTTTTAAGGATTGTATCTCGGCTGTGAGTGACTCTATAGCCCTAGGAGGGTAATTGACCTCAGGTACTTCTATCTCATCAGATACGGCAATCTCAGCGTTTTCATGCACCTTCTGAGCAAGCTCACGAGTATATGCATACAACATAGCGTTTACATCTAGTTCTGCTTTGATGACAATTTCCTCAGTTTCCATATTCAGATAAGAAATCATAATCTCACCGTTTTCTAAATAGCGGTTAACTATTTTGATTCTACCCTCTAAAGTATTGTACTCTTTGCCGTATGCATACTTTTTAGATTTTTTAAGTTTTTGCACCTTATTGGATTCGCTCATCTTTCTAGTTACGCCTTCTCTTCTTACTCTTGCCATTTGAATTCCTCCTTGCGGCTAGTCGCCTTTTTTGCTTGCTTGGTAATATCTTACGCAGGTTGTCCAAAAAGTATACTCACTTTAGAAAAAAATTTTAAAAAGTGTTGACGTCTCTTTTTAGCTGTGTTAAATTAGAGGCATCAAAGGAAAACAAAAACAAATCTTAGGAGGAAATTAAAATGAAAAACACTACAAAGAAATCATTGTCTGCAATAGGAATCAGCATAGGAGTAGCCGCAATGTTATTAGGAGCTTCAAACTTATTAGATATTTACGAAATGGATAAAACTCCAAAGGTAGAGAATGCTCCAAAGGTAGAAATTATCACACCAGATGCAGATGAGTTTATAAATAACTTGTAAACTGGACATATTAAACGTATTACATCTAGGAGGTACAACTATGAAGTATAATGGACTATGGAGCAACGATAAGGATCGTATAGCTATATTTAGAACGGTGGAGGATATCATTATTCATTACCGCAAGGTGGACAAGAAGGGAAATAAACTCAGCGGAATACATAAGGAACTGGCTGATGAGGTCCTAACGGAATACACTAAAGAGGGTTCAGGTATGAGCTACGAAGAGTTTTGTGATCTACATAAAGAAGGATAAAATTTTAGTCATATCCCGAAAGTATCCTACATAGAATAAAGTATACAGCGAAGCAATAAAGTATACAACAACAAAGGGAGTGGATGATATGCAAAATGAAAGATGTGCTAAATGTTATTGTTTAATCTCAGCGTGGTTATATTGGAGAAAGAATGGATATGTTTATTGCTCTGAAGATTGTGCTGAGAGGGATGAAGATTGAAACTATTATGGATAAAACTTTTATGGTGAACCCTCAAAAGTGTATGGCTAAGAAGCTATGCACTTTAGTTTTGTTCTGTCAAGTAAAACTTTATAGTGTTCGTATAAAATAGAACACAAACGCACAATTTTATGACACTTTTAAGAAATTTGCCAAAAAGTGTTGACTTTTGCTTTTTTGTGTGATAGCATAATAGTATATCTTTTAAGTTCTTTAATCTTTAGAGGTTTTAATAACTTAAAAGATAATAACTTAAAGATAGTGAGTATCAAAGATACTCACGTCATGTTCTAAAGAACATGACAATATATTTAAATCTATATAAGATATATACTTTAATAGCCGTCTATGTTATACTATAAGAGAATCTTAATAGAGGAGGAAGACGGATATGATATTTAAGACAACTACGGAGTTTAACAAATACATCTCAGAAGTACAGAAACTTATTAGTGACTTTGGAGAATACGGAGCTTATGCGTATCTCATTGGTGAAGGAGTAACAGAAAGACAAGCTCGACAGTTTGTCATCCAAGCGAGAAACCATACTGACGGGAGTAATCACGTATGAGTAAATTACAAATAGAGTTAAGCGTACAGTTGTACAAGCTCTCTCAAGAGATACGAAGAGCGGAAAACTTAACAGACTGGGACTTACATGATTTAATCGTTATGTTAAATTATTATGAAGAAGACTTTAAAGAAATGGAGGAATGGAAAGGTGGCTATAAGTAAACACGAAGTAAGGGCAAAGTTTCCAGCAGACCCTGATGAGTTTAACGGTGTAGATTTAACCAAGATGTCGGACAAACATAAGGTACTCAACAGGGAATTACTAGCTTCGGGGATGGACTACGAAAAGATAAGACTTAAATATGGATACGCCAAAGGATCACTTTACCGTATCGCTCGCACAGAGACCTCTAGAGCGTACCGTGCGTGGCTTGGAGCAGGCGACAGGGACAAGATGATTGCTGACGGGCAAGAAGTCCTCCAGCGGCTTACTAGCATCATTAGAGAGGATGCCTATGATGAGCATATTACTCCTCGAGGGGACAAGATTGACAAGAAGGTCGACAACAAAGACGTCTTGAAAGCAATGGAGCTTCTTATGAAATCATACGGCATGTTAATCGAAAAGCAAATTGAAAAGAAAGAGCAAGTCATCATAGTTGACATTGAGAGCGACGAAGAAGATGACGAAACTATTGAGGTTGTAAGCGAGCAGTAAAATAAATTTTTTTTACTCAAAAGGCTTGACTTATATGTACGAGTTGTGCTATCATGTATACAGATGAAAGAGAGGACTTAACCCTTTTAGGGATAATCAACCTCAAGTAATCCTTCCTCCTGGGGTTTCCACTTTCGTGGATTCCTTTAAGGGTTCTCAATAAATTAAAAACTGGGCTGATGATATCGTTTCGAGCGAGCCACTACATTATAAGTTGAGAGAACCCTTAAAGGGGTATACGAGTCCCCTCCTCAAGAGTCTTTTTGTCAATATGATTTACCTCCTCCGCCTCCCTTTTTGGGAACTAGAAAGGTTTATATCCTCCCTCCTAAGCCCTTGTGTCCCCTCTCAAGGCAAACACCTTTCTAGTTTCGAGAAAGGAGAGATGCAATGCCAGAACCTCTAAAGATTGTCTTCAAAAAGAGATTCTTCAATGAAGTTTATCTCCCCACTCTGAACAACACCAATCGCTTACTTCTCTTTTTTGGAGGGGCTGGAAGTGGAAAATCTGTATGGGCATTCCAACGACAGGTTATTCTTTACCTTAAAAGCCCTGTACCCCGAAAGTGTTTGGTTGTCCGTAAAGTAGGGGCGACTATTCGAGAATCTGTTTTTGCTGAATTGAAGAAAACCCTCTCAAGCTTTAACATCCTCGACCTCTGTAAGGTATCAGAGTCAAACTTCACAATTACACTTCCAAACGGCGCTCAGTTTATTTTCAAAGCACTTGATGACCCTGAGAAGATTAAATCTATTTCAGGCATCGATGATATCATGATAGAAGAAGCTACAGAGTTAACCCTCGATGATTTCTCTCAGTTGAATCTTCGGCTACGTTCTCGTAAGCCAAATAACCAGATAGTAATGATGTTTAATCCAGTAGCCAAAACCAACTGGATATACAAGCGTTTCTTTGAAGGTGACCCCGAACTTGTTGATACCTCCATTGTTCACACTACTTATAAGGATAACCGATTCCTTCCTACATCTTATATAGATGCCCTCGAAGATATGATGCACTCCAACCCTACTTACTATAAGATTTATGCCCTCGGAGTATTTGCATCACTTGGTAAGTTAATCCTCACTAATTGGGAAGCTAAAGAGTTCAACCACTTTGATCTCATGAAGAAAGGATTCGTCTCACGTTTTGGAATGGACTTTGGATTCTCCGCTGACCCGTCTACTTTAGTTTGTACCTTTGTAGATAGATCAACTAAGACAATTTATATCTTTGATGAGATGTATCGGAAAGCCATGACAAACGTTGAGATATTCGAAGAGTTACAACTCCGTGGATATGTTAAGCAGGAAATCATTGCAGATAGTTCTGAGCCTAAAAGTATTGAAGAACTCAAACGATACGGAGTTAGAAAGATTAAACCTGCACGGAAGGGAAATGATAGTGTGCTTTGGGGTTTGAACTTCCTCCAAGGATACAAACTTATCGTACATCCTAGATGTGTAAACATGATAGAAGAACTAGAAAACTATGAGTATCAAAAAGATAAGAAGACTAATGAATATCTTAATAAGCCGATTGACTCATACAACCACCTTATAGATGCTTTACGTTATGCCATCGAACCAGAAATGCCTTCTAACCGTATGAATACTATGGAGAAAGGCGCATTAGGGTTTGGTATATAAGTTTATTTTGAATCTAATTTTAAAAGAAAGGAGAAATCATATTGGCTACAGACTTACAAACATTCCGCTACAACTACTACGCCCCTGTAGTGTTTACATCCCCTCGAAAGTATTACTTAGCAGATAAGAAAAGCTTGAGAGAAGTCGTATCTCAAATTGTCTCACATGCTCCTCGCCAAGAAGAGTATAAAACTCTAGAGAAGTACCACCGTAATATTACA